ATACTCGTCGCTATACTCGATGCGCCCGCCCTTGCCGGTGCCCATAGCCATGATGTAGCGCTTGGCTAGGCCGAGGATGGCCTTGCCCTGCTCCACATAGGCCGATTGTACGATCTTCGTCGGCAACGGCAGGATGTCCCGTACCCACGATCCGTCAGGCCTCTGGAAAGCGGTCGCCGGCATCACCTTGTTGAAGTAGTCAACCGGATTGACGATCAAAAGGAGGTTGGTCACCGGACGGTTCAGGAGGTTGGGGCCTACCGCGAGCTGGGCTGCCAGAGCGCCGTAAGCCGCCGGGGTGAACTGGACCACAGGAATGGGCACCTTGGGAGCGTAGCCCGTTATGTTGTCAAACGCCGTCAGGTCGCGGTCCATGCCGACGGGCTCAAAGATCCGATCATCCGGATCGACGGCTTGGTCCGCTATGCCGCGCCCGCTGACGATGCCCTTCTCCAGGCCGTTGGCGAGAGCCTCAGCCAGAATGGTCCTGACATAGCGGTCAAGCCACGCAGGGCCCAGGTCGAGCATGGCCTTGCAGACCGGAACATAGGCCGAGAGCTTGGTCTGCTCCAGGTTCAGATAGTTGAACTGAGCCGCCAACTGCTTCTTGATCTCGCCGCAGAGCGGGCCCCACCAAGCCAAGAACCGCCCATCCATGGTGGAGTAAAGCCACTTGATTAGCGCAGACGCGTTCTCGAACTTGATCTCCGAAAGGAGCGGGTGCTCCTCGGTGATGTCGTCGAACACGGCGTTGATAATGGTCTCAGGCAATATCGCGTCGAAACCCGACAGAGCCTGCTTCGGGTTGTCAGACCTCATGGCTTCGATGAGCTTCTGGTAGTAGGTGTGTTCCTCGCTAGTCAAAACCCTCACGCCGCGTCCGGCCAGGATCTGGTGGTCAGTTGCCTGCACGAGTCCTCTGGCCTCAGCAATAACCGCCTCTTGCAGAGCGTTGGCAAAATCTGAAAACGCTTCAGCAAACGCCTCTTCGTCATTGTTTTGAACGGCTTCCCTCATTTTGACCGCAAACTCAGCCTTCTGCTGTTTAAGCAAATCAAGGTTCTTCACTTCTCTTCATCTCCTTCGCTTAGTTTTGAGGCTAACGCCTCCAGGAAATTGAAAAGACCCTTGCCGTCTGGCTCAGGGTCTCCTTGCTTCGGTTCATCCGAAGCTGGGTTATCTTGTTGCTGCTGTGCGATCCGCTGCATCAGGCGGTCCTCTAACGCTTTCAGCATATCTTCACTCAGTGCTGCCCGAGGTTCCTTGACGCCATCTCGGCGCTCCAGGATGAGCTGCACAATCTTCATCCTGGCACTCTGATTGGCCGCCTTCTTGCGGTCATTGACAACCGTCGTGCAGAAGCCCATATCCAAAGCCTCTTGAGCGGTCAGCCAAGTTTCCTTGTCCAGCATCTCCTGCAGCTGTTCCTTACTGATGTTGATGTGCTCCAGATAGGCGTTGCTTGAAGCCTCATTGATCTTCTCGAGATCATCTGCCTCTTTTCGCAGCTCATTTGCATCCCCCGCGGTCCACATCCAAGCGTTGTGAATCATGAGCATGGACGATGCAGACATGATGCGTTCATCGCCGGCCATGAACACCACGCTGGCAGCGGAGCAAGCAAAGCCGTCGCAGTATGTCCTGACTTTAGCCTTGTGCCGCTTCAATGCGTTGTAAATGGCCAGTCCCTCGGCAACCTCGCCGCCATAACTGTTGATGTAGCAGTTAATCACATCTACATCGAGACCCTCGATCTCTTTGACAATTTCATGAGACGTCACATCGGACTCATACCACTTCCACGGCTCAGACACAATGTCACCGTAGATGTAGATGGCCGCCTCTTGACCTTTCTTCTCAATCTGCCAGTACCTCCCCATCGGCTCACCCCCTTTTTCAAGTCCCTGGACTACCACCGCGGCTTCAATCCTGCTCACCTCCCCCGCCATCGATGACATCCTCAATTGGCTGATAGTTCTTAGTGACAAACCTCTGTTGGCCAACCTCACCGCCAATGGGCTCCATGCCCAAGTACTTCAGGCAGTCATCGATGGTGTAGGCGCCGATGCGGAAGAGGACATCCAACGCATTGGCAACGTCTTTGATGTCCACCGCTCGGATGTGCGTAGTGTCCACCTTGACGTAGCTGCGCTTCTTGAAATCCCTCTTTCCGTACATCTTGCGATTAATTTCATCGCCGATCATGTCGGCCAGCGGGTTGATGCAGAACGTCAGGAAGTTCTTCATGGCCTCGTGGGTGTCAGCCACGTTCCCTTTCAGTAGCTGCGGCGGCACTTGGAAAGCTACAGCCGTGAAATCGAAGACATCGTTGATGAACTCCCGGATGTCCCGGCCCTCAACAGACCCCCTGGCCGTCGGACCGGTGGTCTCCAGCTCCTGCCACTTGGCCCCACCTGTCAAAGGAAGAACAGCGTCATCTTCGTGCTCGAAAAAGGTTTTGAACCTGTTCTCCAGCAAATCTTTGAGGTCCGCCTGGGCCTTCTCGGTTTGCGGGTAACTGGTCCCCAGCTCCAAGAACCCCCTCTTGGAACTGTTTCTCCTGTAACGCTTCTGCGCCGCAGCAATGAGCTTCCCGTAAGAATTATACAGACCCTCAATGACCTGAGCGGCTTTATCGTTGTGCATCCGCAGGTGCAGCACTTCACTTTCCCGCCGCCGTAAGGGCTCTCTCAGGTCACCGATTTGTATCTCTGTGTAGAGGTTCTCAACGAATGTACCCGAGACGACATTCCAGGAATCGGCCAGATACAGGTAATTGTCAGCCATGATGATTAGGGCCTCGTTCCTTGTGACAGCCCTGTACACCGCGTCTCGCCAGAAGTCGCTGGCGTTCTGGTTGGGATTGGGCTCGACATTGAGCAGGTAATACATGTCCTCTCGGACCTCTTCGCCCTTCAGGAAGGTTCTGAACTCAGCCCGGGCCAGAGTCTTGGCGATCAGGTTAGCACATGCTTGGACGGCCAGCTCCTTGTAGTAGACCTCTGTGGCAAGTCTGGCCACCACAGCACTCAAACTCAGCGTGCCTTCCTTGTCAAACAAATCTAGGAACCACTGTCGAATTCCCACACCGCAATCCCTCCTTTCTAGTATGTGTAAACGCCGAGTGACAGGAACTTGAAATCGCCCGGGTCTTTCAGCTCACTGTCTTTCGACAGCGCATGTATCAAAGCAAAGAACCCGTCAGTCTTTCGGGTTCTGGGCTCAATCTTGTGATAGGTTGTATTCCCTTTGCCATCCAGCACCTGGCAGGTGTTGCTGACATACCAGCGCATAGTGGGGTTATCGCCAAAGACTATGGATTCTTCGGCAAACATTGTCGTAACCAATGGTGCTATCTTCGCATGAGTGGGAGGGCCCGCCGGGACAATAGTGAGCGGCAAACCTGCCTTGTGAAATGCGTCTCTCACTATCTCTGCCCGGTATCGGTCTGCCACGATGTCAATGATATGGTACTTCCGGGCCTGCTCAATGAACCAGTTGGCGATGTGCTCCGGCGTGATAATGTCGCCATGGACAATCGTGATCAACCCCTGCTGCGCCATCTCCTCTACTGGAAACTTGATTTTCCTGCTCTCCATCTTGAGCGCCAGGTGGCAGACAAAGGTGTGCTCTATCCAGTAACGCTTGCCCTTGTACTTGAAGAGCAAACCGCAGGAAGCAAAGTCGTTAATCTGGGCATAGTCAAAGGCCCCAATACAGGTCTGACCTTTCAACTTGTCCCAAGGAATCGGCTGGTTGGTAGCCACGACCTTTTCCCATGGGGCCACAACGGTGTAAGAATCCACCGCCGGGCGGTTCATGCGCTTGGTCATGAACTCGCTGGCCATGGACGGCTGGTGCTTCGCCAGTTCATACTCCTGCTCCATCTGAAACTTGAGTGTCGGGAAGTACGGCAGCGAAGGGTTGGCCTTCACCCACATGGCCGGGTCATCCCGCTCCTCCTCCTCGTCAATCTCATAGATGAGAGGGAGGAACCGCAGATTCGTGATCTCCCCGGACAGCACCTTATCCGACAGCTCCAGGAGCTCATCCAGAACACCACCGCGGACGTAGCCATTGGTGGTGATGTAGAAAATCCGGGAATGCTCCCGCTTTCCGAATCCGCTTCGGAACACGTTGATAAGGTCCCAGTTCTCATACTCATGAACCTCATCAAACACCAGACAGGCAGAGCGGCGGCCGTCCTTAGTCTTAGAGTTGGAAGTGTTGTACTTGATGTAGCTGTTGGTCTTGAGGTTCACAATCATCTGCTTGGTTTTGTAGAAGAACCTCTTGGACTTGGCCCAGGTCAGCTCCAGCACCTCGTAGATGTCATTGAAGGAAGTCATGGCCTGTTCCTGGCTGTTGGCGATGATGTCGATGTTGTAACCCCGGATTCCGTGGTAGTGCGTAGTCAGATACCAGGTCAATCCTGAGATGAATTTGTTTTTCCCGTTGCCCCGGCCCACTAGGATGAAGAACTCTGTGAATACCAGCGTACCGTCTTCATGGTAGGCGTGAACAAGGGCAATGATAAAGAGCTCCCAAGGCACCAACTTAATCTCGAAATACTTCTCGATGAGCTCGACGGCCTTTTTCGCCTTTTCCTCATCGATATACACTCCCGGTGCGTCCAGCTTTGACCTGATATAGGGCATGGCCTTCCGGAGCCGCCTAGAGGCTGGTATCTCGCCACTCTCGATAGCCTCCATGTACTCATCGATATACAGCCTACATCTCCTCGTCGTCATCCGAACCAGCCTCGAAGTTTGCAGCCCTCAATCCCAGTTCCTTTAGCAGCTCCAGCATCTGTTTGTTTACCTTGACAAGGTTTCCCACGCTGTCGTTCTTCTTGTAGCCCCACTGGTTCTGGCCGTTCTGGTACTTCGTCATTACCCCGCGCTTCTTGATGTCCTCAATCAGCGCATTTTTGGTGTCCCACAGGGCCATGTAGTCCTCGATGAGGTCAAGGTAATGCTGGCCGTACACCCCTTGACGCTCCAATTGGTCTGTCAAGTCCTGTCTGATTTGCTCTCGAATTTGACTCTTTTTCGCTCTGGCCACACCACCTCACCCCCTATAGTGACCACGCCTCACATGAAACGGCGTAAAATCTGTATTGGCAGGCCCCCCCGCCGGTCCCCAAGGCCGCTTGCAAATCGATTTTTCTGACCGGGGGGTAGCTGGGCTTACCAC